TTACGTATTGGGACGAACACAACGTCAGCCACCCCGCAACCCACGAAACACACACGATAGCGATGGGCATAGACTTCGCGCTAGGCAAGCAACGCGGTGACTACTCGGCAATTGCGGTTGTTGCGAAAGATAAAACAACGGAAGTCAAAGACGTCATTGAAGCGTATGGCGAGCGCGTTAAACCTGATGCTTTTATCGATAAGATCATCGAGTATGTGCTTAAGTTTCAGCCTGACGTGATCGCGGTGGAAGCCCAAGCGGCGCAAGAATTTTTCGTGGACATATTAAAATCGAAGTTAGCCGCTGCAGGTTACCCATCGTTCACGCGAGTTAAGAAAATTTACCACCGGTCGCGTAAAGAGTTGCGAATTGAAACGATGTTGCCAGACATAGAAAGCGGAAAGATGCGGTTCAGCCGACGACACTCGTTGTTACTTGAGCAGTTCGAACGGTACGGCCAAGGCGGCAATGATGATGTCATAGACGCCGTTGAAATGGCAAGATCGGCAGTTGATGAAATGCCCGCCGTTGTACGGATGGTAAATAAAAGATCGCGATAACAATAACGACGAAAGGAGACGAAAAAAAATGGCTAAGCGAAAACTTAACGAAAGACAGTTAGCCGCTATTGCGATATTGGCGCAACCAGACCGAGGCGGCTTGAAATACGAAGAAGTCGCGGAGAAGGTGGGCGTAACATACATGACGCTTTACCGTTGGCGACAATTGGATGAGTTTAACGAAGAATTGAAAAAACAAGTGTTGCGAAACGCAGTGGATGATTTGCCTAAAATTTACTCGGCGGTTCCTAAACATATTATCGAGGATGGAAACGCTGCAATGTTCCGTACTTTCATTCAGTCACTTGGCATGTTGAAAGAGCAGGTTGAAATCGATAATAAAAACGACAGTAACGTGGAACTTGAGGAAATGAAGGCTAAACTTGAAGAATTTAGAAAACGAAACGGAGATGGAACCGATGCCTAACGTAAAAACATGCGAAAACTGTGTGTTTTTTGACAACGAAAAGTATTGGTGCGAAAAACACGGCATAGGAACGGATGAAATAAACAGTTGCCCTTCATGGAAATCTTCCAATGTAGTTGGTGAAGTTACAGTAAAGGTGAATATAGATGCTGACGAAGCAATTGAAGCGTTAAAGAAGGTTAATCAAGAAGCTAGAGATACCTTAACAGCGCTACGTGAACTTAGCGAATATATTTCGTTTAAGGAAGCTGTCAAATAAGTTTTAAACGAAAGGAGGCGAGCCACATAACTACTCCTGCACCTGATTACAACATAATGACACCGGAAGACATGGACGAATTATTGTTTTCCGCATTCGACTTGGCTCTTGGCGAGGAAACTCGCGAACGATTGCGCCAACAATACGAAAACTACGATTACTACGACGGGAAACAACATAAAGACGATTACGGCAATCTCGTAAAAGCGTCGGAGTTGGAACGGCCGGCCGGTCTTGACTACGACCCAACCCGATACGCAACGAACTATTTTAAGGCGATAGTTGACCGAAAAGCACGTTGGCAAATGGGCGGTAAGCACGGTATTCATGTGCCGCGAAAACAAATTGACGATCCCATCGAGGCGACGTCGCCTGATTACCAACCATCGGAAGCACAGCGTAAAGAGAATGAACGTGCCGAAAGTTATGAACGGTTGTTATACGACTTATGGGAAGAAAACAAGATGCGGACGCACCTTATACAAGCTGCTCGCGACCGACTGATTGCCGATAGAGTCGTTTGTAAAATAGTGTTCAATCAAGCAACGGGTAAGTTGCGCTGGATATGGCGGCCAGATACCGAGTTTGTGCCTATTTTTTCTGATGACGACTTCGAGGAAATGATTGCGTGTCACTTTATTCGTAACAAAAAAGTGGAATATAAAGGTGAAGAAGTTGACGCTGTTCAAATTCAAACGTTCCGAATGATTGACGGTGTTTGCCACTTAAAAGAGGCGATTTATCTTGTCGAAGATTTAAAGCTATATAAAACGATTACGCCAGAAGCGCCAATGAACCTTGATTTTATCCCAGTCGTTCAGTTTCCTGTTAATGAACTGCTCGCAAGTAAACTTGGCGACGGAGAAATATCACATCTTCGCGAACAAAACGACGTGCTAAATCAAATGAACGAGGACGCAATTGACTCGCTAAAATTCGAAATGTTCCCGATGACTGCGGTACTTAACGCTCCGGAAGGCACAGCGGAAAAAATGAAAATTGCGCCGGGCGCAGTGCTAGAAGCACGCGGGGCGTCAGAAGGACAAACGCCTGATATTAAAAAAGTTGAGTCAGGCTTTCGTTGGAAAGAAGCGTTCAAAGACCAGTACATGCGCGTTAAGGCGGCTATGCACGAAGTTAGCGGATTGCCTCAAATTGTACCGCAAGAGCTTAATTTTGGCGGTCTTAACGGAGAGGCCTTGCGCATCCTGTTTCACGACATTATTTCGGATACCGAAGAACATTGGCTTGCGTGGGGGTACGGTTTAGCGGAACTCCACGAAAAATCAATTCGATATTTGCAAGCAAGGCTTGACTCACCTAATTTCGCTTATGACAAAGAAGTAGTGCGGAGCATTAACGATTATAAAAGCGAAATACATTTCGTATTACCGTTGCCTGATAACCGCAAGGAATTAGTCGAATTACTTGGTGCGGAGATGGCAAACTCGTTAGAGTCGCAATCTGGCGCAATGGAACGATTAGGCGTTGATAACGTTCAAGCTAAAAAACAAGAAATTGAAAACGAGCGCTTGCAAACGGCTGTTGCAACCGATCCGTACAGAGGCGAAGTTCAAGCGCAAACTCAGTATGGTAATTCTAGTAGAAATAGCGATTCAACATCGAGTGATCAGGATGAAGAAGCATCGCCAACTACGCGAATAGGAAATAACGGTGAATTGGAACGTCTTTGCGATGTTTGCGGTGGAACCGGAATTATCATAAGTACAACATCTGGTAAAGAAATAACGTGTCCAAACTGTCGCGGTGATGGTTGGGTACAAGTACGGAAACGATAATTAACCGCCTTACAAAATGGCGTTAAACTTTTGGATACTACGCTAATTGCGGAAAGGGGACTGCTATATGGAGAATCAACGTTACTACTTGCCGATTAATTTACAATTTTTCGCGGATGATGAAGACGGAGCTAACAACGAAAACAACGAAAAAATTGACGATAATGACGAAAAGGTAGACGTCAAAGTTTTTACGCAAGAGGACGTTGACCGTATCGTTAAAGAACGGCTTGACCGCGAAAAGAAAAAACGCGAAGAAGCGGTGAAAAAAGAACGTGAGGAAGCGGAAAAGAAACTACTGGAAGAACAGGCGCAATACAAGGAACTTGCGGACAAATACCGCGAGGAATTAGAGGCAATTAAAGCCGAAGCATTGACAGCTAAAAAAGAATCGATTTTAGCAAAAGCGGGTTATTCTGATGAACAAGCAAAATTGTTGAGTAAATTACTCGAAGGGGAAACAGATGAAGAATTGGCGGATTCGCTGAAAACATTACAGGCGACAATTCCCCCAAAACAAACTTACGTTGATCCTAGCGTGGGTAATGGGGAAAAGGAAAAGCCTGAACAAAAAGACGGTACGGACATTGGAAAGTCCATGTTTGAACGTCTCAAAGCAAAAGGAAAAATTCGATAAAAACAAGGAGGAATTTTAAATGCCAATTTACGGTCCTAAGTTTAGTGAAACAGCTTTTAAAAGCGGTAAAAATATTTTAGCCAGTGAACATGTGCAATTTATCGAAGGAGGAGCAACACTAGACGCAGCGGCTTTCGGTGCTGGATATGTCGAAGTAGGTACCGCGATTGCCCGCAATACTACTACAGGTAAATTTGAGCCTTATGCAGACGGTGACGACGCCGGAACACCTGTTTTGCCAAGCGGTTATGATGAGTTCGCTATTCTTAACATCGATTGGGATTGCGACGGCGTTACCGACGGCATTGTAGGCGAAGTGATTGTTCGCGGTTCTGTTTACGAAGATAAATTAGCAGCCAATGTGACTGACGTGTTCAAACAGGCGACCCCATTAATTAGATACGTGAAACATATATAAGACTTTAAAAAATACTTTAAAGGAGATGTAAATAAATGGCAGGAATCACATATCTAAAAGAGTTTCAGAAACCCGCATTACGCGGTCTTGTCGATGCAATGGAAAACGAAAGAATGAATGCGCCTACGATTGGCGACCGTTTTTTACCTAACGATCAAATCTTTAGTACGACGTTTGCTTACGACGTTATTAAGAAATCTAACCACATTGCTGCAATGATTGGTTACGGCTCGGAGCCTCCAGTTATCGACCGTGACGCTGTTGCAAGCAAAATGGGTGAAATCGCTAAGATGGGTCTTAAATACATTGCGACCGAAGAAGAATTGCTTGCGTTGAATCAAGCCCGTTCTGGCAGCGAACGTTCGGCTATGATTGAACGGTTGGTTGCGAAAGGAGCAGACTTAGTTCAAGCGATACAACGCCGTGTTGATGTTGCAAAAATGGAAGCTATTGCGAAGGGAAAATTCGAATACAACAAAAACGGTGCTAAGATTGTTGTCGATTATAATATTCCAGCCGACCAAAAGATCGCGTTAACTTCCGGTAACGACTGGGCAGAAGTTGATCATGACGTCATTGGAGACTTACTCGAATGGAACAATAAATACAAAGATGTGAACGGTAAACAAGCCGACGTTATTCTATTAACCAGCGAAATTCAAGCGCTGCTGTTGAAAAACACGGTAATTGTCAACGAAGCTAGAGGTTTAAACAGCGGGTCAACGCGTGTCAGTGTTGACGAATTGAATACGGTACTTGGCGGGTATGGTCTTCCTCCTATACAAGTTGTGTCGCACCGTAAAATTACAGTTAAAGACATTTATACAGGGCAAGACGAAGAAATTGAGTTCTACCCTGTAAACCGCGTAGTTTTTGTAAGCGAAGGACTTGGAAACTTTTTGTATGGTCCTACCGTAGAGAATGAGTTTCAGCCTGGTATCGTTCTTCAAGCATACGACAAACAAGAGCCGATTCAATCGATTTTACGCGTGGCCGCCGCAGGGTTTCCTGTTGTTGAAGCACCTAGTTTATTACTTCACGCTGACGTTTACACACCGTAATGGATAAGGTAAAGGTTAAAGTAATCGGCGGTGTTGTTGACGGGCAACCCGTCGGTACTTCTTTCGAAATCAACGAAGATAGCGCGAAATATCTTGAATCAATTGGCTACGTTAAGATTATCGAAAAAATTACGGCTAAGCCGAAGGTGAAAAAAGGAGAGACGTCAGCGACTAAAAAGTCTGAAGGTAAAGCCACGAAAAGATTTTCAAAAGATAAGTAAAGGAGGTCGTTCTAGTGGCGACGCTGAACGAATTGGCTGACCGCCTGCTGTCGCGGTTTAAAGATGTTCCTAACGTTACATTGGAAGATGCGACAAACTGGGTTGAGTTGTCGATGAATGAGCATGGTTTTGTCGCCACTGACGACGTGCCAACATCGGCAGTTTCATTAATTTTATTGTACGCAGAAGCCGATGGTGCCTCGCAAATTGCGTTAAGGACGGCACACTATTTTTCGTTTGTCGATAAAGACGAGTCAATAGATAAATCATCGATTTCTACACGGTACCGCACGATAGCATCAGAACTTTGGGAACGGTACAGACGAAAGAAAGAAGAGGGCAAAGCTGGGTTTGGCGGTTCGCGATTTACGGTAATGCGGAGGCTTGACCGATGAGTGTTCAGGCCGAACTTGATACTATGATGGACGAATTAGCATCGTCCTTTTTTGCGTATACAGACGCACAGGCCGATAGAATCGCCAACCGAATTAACCGAATCCGAATCGAAATAAACGATATTCTTTCTGATTACGCAAAAGTTGACGACACTGTTTCGAAGTCAAGAATAAACTCGTTGCTTCGTGAATTAGACGAGATTGAATCGGAAATCGGTTTGGAACTTTCCGATGAAATTGAATCGTCGATAATTAAAGCTGTTGAACGGGCGGGGAATGAATCGTCGAAGGCTTTAAAAACTGTACTTGGTTCCGCGGCTATTATTGGCGGCATTGTTGTCGTAGAAATTGTTGACTTCGTATTAAAACGGAAAGGTAAAGACGGTTTGATTTTAGCCGACAGAATAAACTCACTGGCCGGTTTATTGCGTGATGAAATGCAACAAGCGATACGATACGGCGTGTTGAGGGGCGAAACGGTTACGCAAATTGCCCGCAGGGTAAAAACGGCTTTTGATAGTGCTGTATGGCAAATAAAACGTATCGTTCAAACGGAGTTACCCATCGCCTTTCGTGTAGGAATTGCGAAGATAGGCGAAAAAACAAACGTAGTAAAGGCGATAAAAATAATCGACGAAGTTGGCAGGGCTTCGCACCCATCTCGTCATCATTATCACGAATGTTATCGGCTAGCTAATCAAGATAAGTACGGAATGGGAAAAGGCATCTATTTACCGCAAGACACATTTATTTTTGCGCCGCACCCAAATTGTACTGCGTATTATCGCTATATTTTGCGTGGTGATGCGATTGTTAACGGCTAATGACGTTGGATTTATTCAGCAATCAAGAAAAGAAATAAGGACTTTGCGAACAGTTCCTGTTATTTTGATCGGTGACATTGTTCTTGGAGAGCATCCAATAACGAAAGAAC